CTGTCCAGTCGCGTGCTTGGGAGCACCTGATGGCTGCCGGTCTCGCCGATGAGCAGGGGAACTTCATCCCTGCCGAGCAGATCGACATGGACAAGACGGCCGCTGACGTCGAGTACGAGCTGGATGCGGATGCTCTGGAGCTTCTCCAAGCTGAGGGCTACCCGGTAGAGTGGTACTAGGCCCATGGGTCTCGGTGTGACACAGGTTGGTGGGGATTGGCTGGCTAACGCTGGCTCCTCACCCTCCTGTCTCGCACAAACCGGGTTCGCAGGGGCTGGACACGATGCAGCCTCCAACGAGATCCAAAGGAGAGGGTAGCAATGGACACGCGATTCACATTGTCGCAAATAGTCGATGCTGTTCTCGGTAGCTCTGGAGGCTCCGTCAAGACAGCCCAGGACGCTTGCGAGAAGTGCGGAAAGCCGCACTCGCCGATTCCAAGTTGTGCCGCGACTGCGCTGAGAAGGACCTTCAGAAGAGCGAGAGCGAAGAGACTGGGGCACCGGCCGAGACGGAGAAGACTTCTTCGGCTCGTGTGGTCAAACTGGCCGGCGCCGTCGAGTACATCGTTCAAAATCCCGAGAACATTCACCCGGTCTTGGGCAGAGTCAAGACCGCTGAAGCACCGCCCCAGGTGACCAAGGCCGGACCCGGTAAGGGTCCGAACCCCATGGCCACCAACCTCATGGATGCCCTTGCGGGAGAGCAGTCCGAGGTCACGGGAGAAGCCAAAACCAAGATCCCCATGAAGCCGAAGACCGAGAAGGCTATCCCTGGGGACAAGCAACCCGCCAATGCCATGGAGGACAACCTCCGTGATCAGAAGGGACCTTACCCAACGGAGGGTCCACTCAAACAGGCCAGTTTCAGAGAGCGCTACATGAACGTGCTCAAGAAGCGGGCCGCCGATGCTGAAAACCCCGCGTCTATCGCGTCCGGAAAGACCACCGCATTGCCTGAGGACAAGCCTTCTCAAGCAAAGCGCCCCGCAGAGGTTACCGGCCAGGAAAGGCACATCGCTTCGAACAAGGCGGCAATCGACGTCACGAAGCGGGATGCCAAGGCCGTACCGAAGAAGCGGATGGCGGAGGTGATTTCCGAACCAGCTCAGACCAGCGCCACGGACAAGATCCTGGTTGAGAACCTGGGCAAGAAGGTCGTGGATCAAGCCGGTGCCAAGGTAGCCTCTGAGAAGACTGCTGCCGCCAAGGCGCTCCTCAAGAAGGTGGCGTCCGGTGGTTGCTCATGCGACGAAGAGGGAACCTGTGGGCATTGCAAGGTTGCTGCAAGGCTGAAGCAGCAACGGAATGGGCAGTAGGAGGAGTCATGCCGACCAAGCTGAGTGCAAGCCAGGTCCACGCTGTCCTCTCCGAGGTCCCGAGCACCTTGCGTTCTCTGGTAGTAGAGAGGGATGGGCTTCAAGAGAAGCTCGCCGCTGCGAACCAGGAGCTTGAGGGATACCGCTCAAGGGAGCGGATGGACAAGCTCGCGACCAAGATGGAGGAGCGCGGCTTCCACCCTGGGACCAGTCTCGAGGACACGAAGGATTTCCTGTCCAAGAAGGCTGAGGCTGGGCAACTGGAGGCTGTGGAAGCAGCTGTGGAGATGAGTGCGCCAGAGCGACCGATCGGATGGCTCGGTGAGACCGGAGGTGGCAACGCCGCCGACGAGCTTACCTCCTTCTGTCTGGGCGAGCTGGTAGAGTAGCGAAAACACAAGGGGAAACACGAAAATGCCGACGCAGCACTTTAGGCTTCGGACAGAGGTGCAGGTTCTCACCCGGCGGGACTTCTCGCTGGTGGATCCAACGCTCCTGAATCCGAACAACGCGAACCCAGTCGAGATGGGTGAGTGGCTCATGTTGGACTCGAGTCAGTACAAGCTGATTCGTTCCGACGGCTCACTCCCGTCCTGGGTATCCTTCGTCGAGCGTGGCCGCTCTGACGTACAAGCCATCGGGAAGTTGACCGTTCTCTTCCTCGGCGGGTACGAAGCGGAAACGCTCATCTACGACGACACGAGCCTCGTGGTCGGTTCGCCTCTCAAGGCGGACGCAGCGATCTCGTACGGTTCGTTCACCAAGGCCGGACTCAAGCTCCACGGTGGTGGCGGCGACTCCGACCATGTCGTCGGGTATGTCATGCAGGTACAGTCCGGTGGGTACCTGCGATTCATCCAAACGGCAATGTAGCTGGTTGAGGAAAGGAGAAAAACGATGAGTATCGATGCAACCGTCCTCAACCAGCTCTTCAGCGGTAAGCTGGAGACTGCCGAGGGCAAATCCAAGATCGCGGAGTTGGGCGGAGTCTACATCCGAGACCGTCTCCGTGAGGCCGCGTTCTCGCGTCAGGTCCTTCCCCCGGAGGTCGTCTCCAGGCAGGACTGTCAGCGAAGCGTGAACCACGACACGCTCACGAAGATCATCGACGTGGAGCCCCAGAGCCGCGCCATGGCGATCACGTTCCGTGGTCAGCCGACCGCACGGTTCATCCGGGCAGCCCGCGCCGAGATCCCGTTCTACACCATCTCCTCGGAGAAGTTCGAGAAGACCGAGCAGGAGCTGCTCGCCTACGAGATGCCGATCACCAAAATCATCGAGGACAACTCGGTGAAGGACATCCAGGAGATTGAGGACAGGAACTTCCTGATCCACATCGAAGCGGCTGTCCAGGCGATCCAGCTCGAGGCCAACGGCGGCGTCGCGACGTCTCTCTCGTCCCTCACCGTCCAGGCTGGCTCCGTCACCGAGTCTGCCGTTCGCAAGGGTGAGCTTGCTCGCGCTGCGACCGGTACGCCGGATGCCGTCGTTCGCCCGCTCCAGCGGCCGGACGTCGTCAACCTCTGCAAGCTCCTCGACGGAAACCGCCTCCGGTCCGAGCGTCTGCTCATGACCGAGGTCGAGTTCGACGACATCCTCATGTGGACTGTCGAAGACCTTGGTGACCGAGTCGAGTCCGAGACGGCAGTCGACGGCTGGAAGTACACGAACCTGCTCGGCAAGGGCTTCATCCGCACGGTCAAGACCGACGTTCTCCGCCCCGGAAACGTCTACGTCTTCACCTCGCCGGAGTTCATGGGCAAGTTCTACGTGCTGAACCAGCTCAAGTTCTACATCGACAAGATCGCCAACATGGTGACGTGGCAGTCCTGGGAGGACATCGCCATCGGCATCGTGAACATCGCGTCGGTGAGGAAGCTCGAGCTGTACGCCGCAGACGCCAACCCGTCCACGGACACGCAGTCCCTGCTCTCCAACTTCATTCCGGTGGAGGAAGACGAGCTGGGGGCCGAGAACAACCGGGTCGACTCCGGTCTGTTCTACCCGCAGCACCAGTCGTGGTAGACTGCTGCTGAGGGCGGCATAGGGCCATCTCTCGGGGCGTGGCGTCTTGCGGCGTCACGCCCCTTTCTTTTGAAGGGGCAGACCATGAGCAAGACATTCTACGTGGTCAACACGGTGCGGAGCGTACACACCAGGTTGGCCAGGTTTCAGTCACCGGAGCGTCACCGGTTCAAGCAGTTTATCCTGGGAGGGACCACACGCCTGGTACGTGCTCGGCCTGTCCCCATCACCGAAGAGCAGCTCGAAGAGCACTTCGAAGAGCTGAAGGCAAAGCAGAAGAGTGGCGCGGTGCAGGTTCGCCACGACACGTCCGACGGACCTCTCTTCGACTTCACCAAGAAGGTGAAGAAGGAGAAGGCTCCGAAGCCCAAGGCAGCGCCGAAGCCCGAGCCGGCTCCCGAACCAGAGCCGGTTCCGGAGCCCGAGCCAACTCCTGATCCAGAACCGGAGCCAGTTCCAGAGCCAGTCGTCGAGACTGCCCCTGAGCCCGAGCCGGTGATGGAAGAGGAGATGGAGCCGCCCCCACCTCCGCCGCCTCCCAAGCCCAAGAAGAGCGGAAGGAAAAAGGCGGGGAAGAAAAAGAAGGGGTAACCGATGAAACTCTTCAACATCACAGACTTTCCCAACCCGAAGCAGAAGAAGGCAGAGCCGCAGACTCTGCGGAAAGCTGGCGTGGTGATCGAGCCCGGCCAGTCCTTCGACCTTCCGAAGAACTTCCGGTTGGGTGTCATCTCTGGGTGGGTCAACGGCGGCCTGGTGGCCGTCCAAAAACTGCCCGGATGGTACGTCAAGGCGCAGGCTGCGGCCCACGAAGAGCAGGCGAAGAAGCCTGCCCGTAAGCCGGACCCAGCGCCCGAGCCAGAGCCGGAGAAGCAGGTAGAGGTCGACGTTGGGG